GAACTCCAACAGAGGGTGGTCAGTCAAAACCACGTATCACAAGAGTCCATTTGTAGAATCTGAAAAAGGCGACAGTGAAAATACCACAGTTATTGTTGGAAAAGCAAATAAACCGTTCATGCAGGGACAACCGGGGTTTGACCCAAATAACCCAAATGCTAGACCTCTTCTATATTTTTCAACATTGCAAGCTGCTATTAATAGTGCAGCCGTAGATCAAAACACATTAACTCGTAGAAGTATGACAGTTGATCAAGCTAAAAAGCTGGGCGTGCCTGATATTGTACCCGGAACGACCACTGGTGGGTTTCTTTTTAAAGACGATAAGAAGAAGGATGAAGATAAACAAGACCCTAAAGGTAACCCTATAGGAACGCAATATGTAAGTATATATGGTGACGATGGCGCAATACAACCTGAACCTATTACTTTAAAAGAATACTCAGAAATGACCGATAAGCCTAAAGTTGCTGGCGGTGAGAAGGAACAAATATTTGTCCTTGACGCTAATGGTGTACCAAAATACACAAAGAGTGCCGCGCAGTTGAAAGAAGCAATAGATGAAGCGGCTGGAGCCCAGTTTACTTATAATTTTCAAAATGCAGAAGGTGAAATAAAATCTATAGTCGTTGCCACACAGAATACGAAACCAGTGGACACGCTCAACGCATTAAATGAAGGTATAGCCCGTATGCCTAGAATATCCGCTGGCAGTCAACAGATAGACTTTTCAAAAATGAGCCCGCCAGAGGTTAGTAAATTAAGAAGTTTAGCTCTTCAAAAGTTCATAAACTCTATGACTATTAATCCAAAAACAGGAGATCCACAAGGCATTGTAGGAATACTAAAAATGCCTTCTGCAAAATATAAAAACGCACTCAAGTTTTTAGACACTTATGAGTATCTAGCACAAATACCGGGGTTAAGAGAGCAGTATCTTAGAATAAAAGGGCTGAATGATAAAGATGCGTTTGATAAAGCAGTGAAAAAACATTCCATATCCGTTAGTGGACAACCACAAGCTGTCAGGATAGGTGAGATAACACAGACAGTGCCAATTGGTACTGCTGATCCCGATTTTGTTACAGCAACAAAAACTCCCCCCGAAATACCCGTAGAAGTATCTGCATTAGTGCCACAGGTATTTACCCCCGCACAAAACGAAAGCATGAATCAACTTGCAACTTTACATTTGGGTGCTAATCCTGATCCTGATACAGCGGCAGGATACGAGACAACAAATATAAGATACTTTAACAGATACAAACGAGATCCAATGGGTATAATACTAGGTTTGGAAGCTGACCCAGTAAATCCAAAAGTAAATTTAATTACTGAACTTTTAAAAGAACCTGATCAGAAAGGAATAAAGATTGCAGTGTCTTTTGCTTCGGGTGATGACATAGGGGGAGAAGATTTAACATTCTTAACACAAAGAATTAATAGCACAACTGGTCTTAACTACATAATGACTAGGGATGTCCTGATGGGGTTACAAAGACCTCAATTAGGCGATGGGGTAGCAGAACTTGTGTATGAAGAAAACTTTATGAGACAGCAAAATGCACCGACATTTGATGACTTTGTTGGATCATCCACAATGAAGACAAATGCTGCAGGAGAAGCTGTTAAACTTTTTAACAGTATGCAGGGCACATTTAGATTGGCTGACGGTTCATTCATTAATATGAATAGTAAAATTGGCACGAGCATTTATATGCCATACGTGTTCATAAAGCAACAAGTTGGGGGATTGTTAACGAGTACGCCTATTATTGGCAAGATTTTCACTTCTGTAGATGCTGCAGCAGGGGCTGCTTCCAACTCTCTGTATGGCGCAGAAGGTTTTCAGTCCGTAATTGACTCAGGTAACGATGCTCTGATTGCGGATGCTGCTGCTGCTGCTAACCTGCCTGTTGATGTGTATGTAGCGAGAGAAAGAAAAGCACAAGAAGCCACACGAAAAGATTTTGCAAGGCACACAGCAGGTATGGATTACGCTGGGGATGACCCGGAGTTACAAACAGCGGCAAATATAGCGTTGCGTAACTATTACAGATACATGGTGGCTTACACAATGGCTGCAGCTATTCAAGGTGGCACAGGTGGCAGAACCATATCTGACCAAGACGTTCAAAACATTTTAAATGCTCTTGCACCCGGCGGCTTCTTTATACCTGCACAAGCAGAGTATCAAATACTTGAAGCAGCCAAACAGATGATGATAGAGATACGTGATTTTCATGCAGATATTTCAAGTGGAGTGCCAAGACGTGTTGCAGCCGCATTGAGATATGCTGAACTTGCTGGGGAGTCTACACGTAGCCCCTACAAACTTACTTCAGAACGTATAGCACAACGTTTGCGTTCAAGGCTACCATCAGAGGCAAGAAACCCACAGTTAGACAACGGAAACCAAGTAACAGTCACCTTAACTGAGGCCGACGTTACTGCTGATGACTTGAAACTCATTGGGATAAAACGAGCTTATGTTGCCGCGACTGGGAGTTCTGCAGCTAATTTAACATTCGAGATGTTAAAAGATGAATTTGGAAAAGATAAAGCGTTGAAAATGATTCAAGGGGCAAGGGGCACAAACTAATGCAAAATATGACAGCATTACAAATGCAGGAACTTCTCGCAAAGAGAAAGCAACAAGACATACAAACGCAAAAACAACAGCAACAAGCGTCTTCTGAAATGATCCAGCGATTGCCTGAACAGAAACAAGATTTGGTTTCTGCCATGAAAACCGACGTGCCCTCTTTTGCCGACATTGAACAACGAGGAAAACCTGAAGCTGAAGACCCGTTTCCGGCGTTGAAAAAAAACGTATTTGGTTTGCCAAAGATAACCCGTGTGTTTAACAAGGAGCTTGGTTCATTTAATATAGCGGGCATAGATACAAGTTTAGGGGGAATACAGTTAAAATCTGGAGCGTTTGCAAATGTTGAAAACATGTCCAAATTTACCCCGGAAATAAAGATGAGAGACTTGTACGATTTTACTCAAGACGATGTGAAATCATTGTGGCAAGATGACGTGACTGCTGTGTTTAGAACTGACGGATCTCGTTTACCATTCACCGGACAGTTAGCGTGGGAAGAAAAAACAAAACGAGCCGACATGTTCGGCGCAACGATGATTGAAATCGGCGGTGACGGCGGTACAGTTGCACCTGTACCCTACAACAAATACATACTTAATCAAATAACAATGGAAGATCGTCCGGTTTCATTTTTAATTCCTAAACTATTAAGTGAACGTTCTGCTGGCACCAAAAACTATGAAATACAAACAAGGATGTTGTCTGATTTATCAGAAGAAGAATTGTATGACTTTTTAAACAGAAATTCTATACTTGGTTCTTTTAACGTATCAGGACGTGATATATCAGGAATGCCTGTGGGAGAGGATGAAAGAAAGCAAGTATATGCAAACATTGTAAATATGCGTTTAATACGAGCGGGAATGATAGATCCTCGTAAACGGGCTAATATGATACAGTACGCTGTTAGTGCTCCGGGTATGGGCGACTTGGAAAAAATAATGTCTGCTGGTATAGAAGCAAATGTTAAATTCCCCATATCTGTGCCTATGTACTTTGCTGGTGAGACATTAGACTTACTTGATGAATTTGGAAGAGCGTTCGGGGCTGGCGAAGACAATGAAGATCTTTACTTTGATATAAGAAGCAGTGAAAAGAGACAAACTATACTTGATGATGCGTTTGGTAACTTTAGCGAAAGACTTATAGCACGTATGGCACAAAGAGGAATCACCATATCTCTTGCAGATGCAGAGGCATATGCCAGCACAATGACGGGTGCTATTCCACGAATGGCTAAAATCGCTGCTGAAATACTACCACTTAGCAGAGCTTTACTTGTACGAGAAGGCATCAAGTCAGAAAAAGAAATAAATCTATTTGATGCATGGTTCAGAGGTAAACTTGAAAGAGGTGAGGATGTTACAGATGTAAATTCTGTTGTCCAACAATGGGCGTATTTACGATCTTCAAAAGAAATAAAAGATGCTGGTGGTAACGTTGTAGGCAGACAAGATCGGGCGTTTAGAAGAATTAGGGAAAGCTTAATAACTCAAAAAATAAGACAAGGCATACAACAGAGAGAGGCAAAGGCACCACCTGAATTGAGACAGGAAATAATAACACAAAAGAAATACATACAGCGTTTAGAAGCTCGACAAAGGACTGTGCAAAACAGAATAGACTCTGGCAAGGAAGTTACAACTGAAGACTATGAATTGAACAATCAGTTGTTACGGTCCATAGAGTTGGAAAATCATAGATTGACTGCACGATCATTTGTAGCAGCAGACGCTGCAAAAAGTCGTCGATTAAGAACTCCTCTTGGGGGAGCGGGTATCATAGAGACATCAGGTGTGCCTAGATATATGACCGACTGGAAGAAAATGGATACTTTTATGATAATTGGCGCAGGAACATTGGGACAAGCGTTCCAACTAAACCTTGATGATGAAGAAGCCTCACTGTTATCAAGCTCCCCTATGGGAGAAGCAGCAGGTCTTGTTGCAGCGATAGCTACGGATATAATGTTCCGAAGCAAAAATGCAGCGGCAACATTCTTGAAGACATCTCCTATGTTTGGTAAGTTCAATAAAGAGGCCCACAAAAAATATCTACTGGACATGATTGCTAATTATTCTCCTGAACTTCAAGAAGCATTGAGATTGAAGGCAATGGAGATTGATGAAATATACACGCCACTAATAGAGGCGGGAATGAATGAGCAAGTCATATCCATGAGTTTTGCACAAATTGCTCAACTGACAAGGCTGCAGGTTTTGGAAGATCAGTTGCGACTTTCAATAAGCACGGGTAGCATAAGAAAAGGTGACGAATTTGCCGCTGAACTTGATGCTATTTCTAATCAAAAAACTGAACTGGTAGAGCAATTACGGGGAGTTCTGTATGGTCTTGGAGAAGTAGAATCAAACACACCAAAAGCAGATTTTCTCAAGCTGATAGATTCAGCTATAAACGGTTATGAAGCTTCTAATTTAAATTTGGAAAAAGCAATAAACATAGTTAACGAACAAGGAGTTCAATTCTTCATAGACAATGCAAAAGGTAACACTGCATCAGTTGTGGCAAAAACTTTGAACAATGTTGAAATGCCAGAGTCTTTAGAAGCTGCTCTTAAAGTGCTTCAAAAACACAATATACAGGTCAACCTAAACCTACCCGCTTATGAGTTTGAACCATTGGTTACCAGAGTCGGAGAAAAGGTTGCAAATGACGTTTCCTTTTTAGCAAGAAGAATAACTAGTCAGCTAGGCAGTTTTGAACATGCAAAGTTAAAAACAAAAGAATTTAGAGACACAGAGTTTCCAAATGGTGTCATAGCACGTGGAGCAAGAGATCCTTCATCAATTCAAAGTGCTGCAACTCCCGGAGATCTCATATCAATTACCTTTGAAGCAAAACACTCTGTAGATAGAGCAGTCGTGTCAAAAGGCTATGAAAGCATGGGCACTGGAACAAGAGGAGTTACATTTTATTCGGGTGATAACAATCAGCCAGTAGCTAAAGGAGCTTTAAGCGTAGACATTTCTGACATTTTCAAGTCAGCGTTTACTACTACGACTGAAGCTGGTGTTATTCAAATGAGACTTGCACGGGGTGAGGGGTTGACTACTGGCGTTAGTGTAAAACAACAGCAAATATTTGAGGAAATATCTAACCCGTTCTTCCTTAGTATAGCAGATGAAGGTGACAGCATAGAGGATACAGTCAATAAACTTGCTAAAAGCTACGGCATAAAAAAAACTAAAGGTGAGAGCCTACAGTTACAGGTCATCAATGCTATCCTCGACGAAAACTCTGACGTAAAGACAGACATATTTATGGTATCTTCTAACCAAATCATTGAACTAGAGAAGACATTACGATCTATTGCTTACACTAAGAAACTAGAAAAGCTGCCTGATCAAAAACTAAAGTATGATGATCTTGCAAAACTAACTGCATCGAAACTAGATAATATGGTCATCGTGGGAGAAGATGGCACACAGATTCCGTTTGGTGATTTGAAAATAAGATTCGTAGATTCCGATGGTCGTGAAATGTATGTACCTGTCAGTCAACACTTGAGAAATACAAACTTACAATATGCGGATTACAAAGCACGTTGGTTTGATAAAGTTGGAGGCAATCCGATACCAAACATGATGAGTTGGAACAACAGGGTTGTTAAAGATGTTACTACAGATAACGTAACAGGTATTGAATACGACATAAACCCTATACTATGGTACAATCCTGAAACACTGATAAACAAATCTGTTGATGAACTGATACCAGACTTTAAATCCCTAGCAGCAGCTATTGGAAAACAAGTTACATTACCGGGAGAATTAAAACCTCAATACGTGCTGCCGGAAGGTGATCCATTTACGGATGCATTTGTAGCGCAATTTAAAGCACAAGTTGCAAGATACTTAATTACACAGAACCAAAACTTGAGTTTAGGAGAAGCTATGGAAAAATTCTCTAAACTAGACGAAGTGTTCGTTACTATGGGTGCAGACGGTAAAATGAAACCCATGATAAACATAGCGGAAGTATTCGACAACTCCCATCCGGCATTTCATCCAAAGTCAATTGGACAGGCTCGTTTTGATCAAGAAATAGAAAGTGCACGACTTGCTATAAAAAAAGCTATGGATGAACAGCTAGAGCCAGCAAGGGCTGCGATAAGAAACGCAAAGCTTGCTGTTACTGTCCTCAAAAGGTATGCTCCGGGAGTAAGGAAAGAGTCTGATATAGCTCCTAATCTTTTAGACATGGGGCAAATAGAAATAAATAAGGTAAAGAATGCTCTTAAAAAAGAAGGTAACTTAACTGATGAACAAGTAGATGATGCATTAGCAAGCATATATCTTGACAGTATGCAAAACTTATTTAAATTTACCGGAAAAACACGTCATAGTGCTTTAAACAAAGTGAAACCAACGCTTACAAAAGAGTATGATGTACAAATGCGTGAGTTTTACAAGATGCTTGGTGATGGTGATCCTGAAAAAGTAGCCACAGTAAAAGCGTTGATAGGTAATGAAAAGTATGACATATGGTTTGCAGCGTACAGGGCGTTATCGAAAGAAGAAGGAAGTCCAGCGTTCAGAGCAGGATTAACAGGTGTGCCACGAACTTTAAGTCCTGAATCATATGCAAGTAGACTGTACGCTTGGCAAAGAGGTGCCGTTGGTCTTCGATGGATTGGAACCGAAAGCATCATTCAAGCTGCACGACTCAAGAACTTTAATATGTTGAAGGCTGCTTTAACAGATCCCGAAATGGGAAGGTACTTTATTGAGTTAGTTAGAACAGGAAAGCCGTTCAGTGCAGACCGTGAGCCACAATTTAGAAAAGCTTTACTAAGATCTGTTGCTGCACAAGGAATAATCCTAGAAGACCTGCAACTTGAAGAAACGTTCCAAGATAAGTTTGGGAGAGATTATGTCTTAAATCCATCCTACGACACCCTTCTTAGAAAAGAAGGCAGTAAAAAAGTCCCTGTAAAGACATTTAAGTCAGTCAAGGACTTTAAAAAGAATATACCCACTCAACCTTCAGGGTTTAGTGTATTTGATATAACTCCTACAATAGAGGAATAGTGAGATGAAACAATATAACAATGGTCAGCGTAAAGCCATGTCATATGGGGGTATGCCAATGCGTAAACCCATGATGAAAGGCGGTATAGCAAAGAAAAAGCCCCGCAAGAAAATGCAAATGGGGGGTATGTCTGCCACACAACAGCAGCAGAATATGCAACAGAATATGATGCCAATGACATCTGGGCAGATGAATCAGATGCAAACCGACATGATGCAGACTCCTAAGTTGCGGATGTCAAAAGGTGGAGAGGCATTTGGTATGTTGAGTGTAAAGGCGGGGATAGACAACAACCCGAAACCAACGCAAGCTGATCGCATAGCCGGGGCAACAAAGAACAAGCGTTAGATATACCTGCTCGACTTGTCCATCATTTCATCTCCCATAGACTGCAAATAACGCAACAGGGATGCTACAGAGTGTGAACCTTCATACTCCGGCATCCCTTTGTTCATGGTAGATTCAAACTCTTCAGGTGGCACACCATCCCAAGTCAGTTCGATGTTTCCATCTTGATTCAGATACACTGTGAATTGAAATAGATTAGCTTTGTGCTTCTTTGACACTATCTAGCTCCTGTATAGCTAGGTTATAGCAGTCGGCTTTAAAAACAAAACCGTTGGCAGGATCAACATCTCCTGTCCTGTATCGTGTCGCTTTCTTGTAAAACTCTGGCTTGGCTATCTCACCAAGTATCCACGCTTTACTGTGGTCGGTAAGTATGCGAACAAACACATAGCTGTCGCAATCCTGTTTGGTTCCGTGTGCTGCAACAGAACAATCGTAGTTTGGTGAGGGTGTGGTGTTGCACCGCTTGGTCTTCACATCCACACGCCGTTCGTCAACTAAGATATCAAAGTCCTTGCTGTTGGCCTCTGTGCCGCCTGTGTAGTCCTCTACAATAATCTCGCCTATAGCACCCACCACATTAGATAGACTGCCCGTTATGCTGCCCTGTAGTACCCCTACAGTGGCGGCTTTCTTTTTGGCACGGGCAATAATCTCAGGTGTTATCTTGATCTGTATCATGCCACATTCAAATCCACCACTTCACACACCCCAGCAGTACAGGCAAGCTCACGTGATCCACTCGTGTTATCTTCTTTTTCAAACTCTGTTAGTTTGTTCCAGTCGATGGTTATGGTGCTGTACATCTGTTTCCACTCATTATACTCATCAGGTTCGATATCCTGATATGGTGCCTGTTGATACGTGTGATCACTGTAAGGAAGGAACGACACGCCTGATGCCACATCAAAGTTGTCATACACCCACGCACCAACTTCCATCCACTCATGTTCCTTCACAGTCACTGTGATAGATGGTTTGTGCTCACACCAATGCACAGCGTAGGTTTTCCATAGTTCTAGCTGTTGTATAGCCGTAGTTTGTGTTCGTGTAACCGCACCCTGTGGAGATTTCATAGGAAACGAAAACACAGTAACACTATCAGGCTTCATCATATCACGTTCATTGTGCACACCCTGTTCAATCAGGAACTGTGTCAAAGGATCTTTGTTATCCCCACGAACTGTGCGAATGAAATAGTCGTTGTGTCGTGCATGAATGCCACTAGCTGCGTCCACGAGTTGAGATACAGTACCCGACGGCTTTACACAGGTGATTGCTGCACTCTGCGGTATTCCAAGCATAAGGGCAAATTTCTCGTTCGTATCCACTGCCTCTTGTCGCATTTCTTCTAGCCAACGTTTGCTGTCTACGTTCTTTGAAAGAACGGGATGATCCATGATACCAGTCAAGGATACGCCTAGCAAGCGTTCTTCTTCTGTATTGTCCTTCCATACTTTCCTCAAATATTTAAAATCTGTTAAGGTAGATTGCAAAGTCCCAAGAATTGTAGCTAAACGAACTTTACGTTTCAGATCATTCAATGAATCGGATTCACGAACTACAACCTCTGACAAGTTACAAAACTGGTAACCACGCAGGATAATTTCTGAACAGGGGTTTGTACCCCACATATGTCCCGTTTCACGCCGTCCATTACGAGCAACCTGTTTGTCTGCTGCCTCACGGTTGAACATACCACGCTCACCAGACTTACTATCATACAATGCAAGCCACTCACGCATGAATGTACCCATCTCAGGTTTTGACTTGTATGCCACAGAATTGTTTGCCAATGCTCGTTGTGGTTCTGTTTCCCACCACTGACCTGACTTAGCATGTGCCATCTGATCATCATTCAAGTTGGACAAGCTAATTAAGGCAGAGCGACGAACACCACCTACAACTACAACCTCACCAACCTTACACATGATGTCGTGACACTCAATCGGAAACAAGCGTCTGCCCTTTGCTTTCTTAAATACTTTGACAGTAAAATCAAACAAATCAAGTAATGGTTGTGGTCCACTTGCACGACCGCCCATAATTTTGAGACGGGCACCAGCTTCACGTATTTCGGATACGTCCCACGTCGGCACTTGTCCTGCGTATAGTAAAGCAATCAATTCCCTCAGTGCTTTTGCCCATCCCGGCTTGCTATCTGCTACCTTAATAACGGTGCTAGAATTATTAAAATTATCAGAAATTACGGGAAGTCTATCAACATTCTCTCTTTCCACACTAAAACCAACACCTGTGCCACACATAAGAATGTACATGCACTCATCAAACGCACGGGGACTATCAACAGGAATATAGCTACAATTGTAGCCACAGATATTGTCACGAGCAAGAGCCGTACCTGCTGTCATCATTGCTCTCATACTTGGCATAACATCTAAGTTCAACACAGCCTCACGTATTTCGTCTGCTGTGTCTTTATCTAACTTAATGTTACACTTTCCTTGAATATGATTATCCATAAAATTAATATATCTATCGACAGTCTCATCCCAGTTTTCACGACGCTCTTCATCATCAAGCCAACGAGCATACCGCGATTTGTGTATAAATTGTTGATAAGATGTTGGTAACATGTTGCTCATGTTTTGTCTCCTTGTGTTTCGATTAGTTTGTTAAGGTACCATTGTGCTTTTTTGAGATCTTCAATTCCGTTTTTGTATCTGTACCGCCAGAGATACTTGATAATGTTTCCTTGCAGGTAGTATTGAAACCCATCGTCTGTCGCCGCCGCGATTGCTTCAATGCACTCGACACCTGCTTGATTGTAGTGTGCCGGATTGTTGACAAGATCTACACCCCCGTATGCTTCTTTACCTGCCTGTTCTGCAAAATCGTAAGATGGTGGGTAGTCCTCTATGTTATCTACATCCATCTTAGATTTCATAAATTTCTCGTGTCTCATTGCTTCTTTCCAAAATCCACTCTAACCACGTTATCCTTAACAAGTTTAACAACATTTTCATCGTCTATATCTTCTTCTTCGATAATCTCTTCTCCTGTTATACGAAACTGGATAGTAGCCAACCCATTATCATATACATCATCCGTGTGATTCCGTATGAGATCTATAGATCCCTCGTGCATCACCATAGCGGGATTATAATCCTCATCGTTCTCATACTTTTTGCCTGTTGTATCATACGCAGAAAGAGTAAACTCATTGTCCTCTGTGGGACGTAATATAATGTAGTATCTATCAGGGAGTAAAGACATTACTTCCATAGACTTTTCTATTTCATTAATATCACTCATTTCTTACACCAATCTGTTGGAATAGAACCTTCAGCCCACTGAAAGTTGTGACGCTCACACCAAGAAGCATAGGTTGTCTTGCTGCCCTTGTAAATCTTATTGTTTGCTCTGACGAACACAAAACGTATATCTTTGTCTGGATGTTGTTTCTTTACAAGTATCATCTTCACACGATCATCTTTTGTAAGGTGACCTTTCGCTTCGACATAAACATCACTATCCGGCAAATAAAAGTCAGGTGTATAGTTGCGCGGTTGAGGTATATATTGAAACTTTATTGTTTCATACTCAAACTTCACACCGTTTTTAGTCAATGTTCTGGCTAACCCCAATTCAAATTGAGATCTATATCCTGCTTTTTTCAAAACTCTATCCCCACTGATGCCATTCTCTTTAGTAGATAACTTGCCAGTTTTGGTGATAGTCTTTCTATATTGGTGAGTTCCGTTGTTAAAGGGTGCATAGGCACACATACATATCCCCCAGTGTGAGAAGTTCTACCTATCTTTTGTAATTCCAATTCTACAGTCTTGATATCTCGTGCTTCCGTTTCAGAGGTAAGAGATCCGTCCAAGCTGTAGTTTTCAACTAAGGTCAGTGGTAAACCGTTATCATTCAAACGTATTTGACATATACGTCTCTCTCCACCACTCTTCTTAGCTGACTCGACATATATATGATACAGGTTCTTATTCATCTGCATCAACTCCACATCGTAATTCTTTACAAAAAGAAAGGGCATTATAGTTCCTTTTTCTTCAAGGAAGAATACCACACTTGCGGTGGAAATTTTGCTTTGGATGTAACACGGTCATATAGAATAGCATCAGGCCAGCAATGATACCTATATCCACACATGGTGCACTCACGAGGAACTAATTTGTTCCCTGTTTGCATCTCTTCCCCGTTCTTTTTATATGTTTCAGCTACGGATTTGTATGGTTTGAAAGGTTTTAAATCGGGATTAGCAAGGAAACGTATCCGCTCCGCTGCATCCTTCAAATAGTATTCTTTATCATCCTGACACCAGTCAGGCACATCTACTACAGCAACCTGTCCGTTTGATTTGTTGACAACTATCCAACCACCAAAGGGTAGACCTGTTGCTTCAGAGTACAAGAACCCTTGCATAAGATAACCAAAGGGGTCATCTAACTTTAATTTTTCATAACCACCCAATCCTGTGAACTTATAATTAAAAGACCAGTCACTTGCTGACTTCACATCCCATACTTTGTCTACACCCATTTCATCTTTTATGATGACATCTAAGGTGCCTCTAACAAGTTGATTAGCTATAGTTAATTCAACAGAGCGTTGGTAATCTACAATCTCAACCCCTGCCTCTTTCATAATAGCCATAAGTATAGATTCAGTTAAGTCACCAAACATAAATCTAAACAGAGTATTGTATTCCATCTCTTCCTTGACACCTTGTTTGTCAAGAACCTGCTGGCATAAGGGACGACCCAAGCCAGACATGCGGACACGATAATCACCACGTTGAGTGCCAAGTTGCTTTATTGCAGATTCTTTGCACTCTTGTTGAAAGGCAGAAATAGTCTCAGGGGAGACGGTAGTTTCCCCCCTGAGAGCCTTCGACATGTAGTCCTGTATTTTAAGCAGCGTCAACATCAACAAAGTCCGCTGCAAGATCGATGTCATCGTCGTCAGCGATAAGCTTTACAGCTTCCCGATGTTGATTCATTACACTTTCGTTATGGCCTTTAACAGTGTCAACAAAAGTAGCCATGAGATCTTTATCTTCCTGAGATATATCTACCTCTCTTGCAAGAGTAGGCACAGGAGTCCAGAAAGTTACGCTACCATTCTTCTGACGGTGCGTGGATAAAAATACTTCACACTTTTGCATGAGTTTCTTCTGCTTTGCCAAACCATTAATAAAGTCACCAATAGGCTTGAATCCAGACCGCTTGAAGTAAGCAACGACTGGTTGATCAGAAATTGCTACAGCGTTACCTGATGCATCCTTAAAGTCACCACTTATCTTACCATAGATTACCTGATTACAAACGACAGCACGGGATGCAAGATATCTTGGGTCATCTTTATCCATAGCGTTTTCTTCATCACGAGTTAAGCGACCACACTTATTGCCACCAACTGTGTCGGGAAACATACCGGAGAAGGTTGGATTCTGGACAGACTTGGAAGCAAACGTTCCTGTCTCTTGATCCCACAAGCTGTATTCAAACATCCGTAAGATAAAACGAATTGTTACCGTTTCCGCGTAGATAAATCTACCGTCGAGATACATCTTCCACGAGCCACGAGGTAAGGTTTGACCATCCTCTGTCTCTGTATCATAATTAATATTCAAACGAGGCAAGCCAACTTGACGGTTTGTGTTACCGCCCTGTCCACTTGCTTCCATAAATGCTTCCATATCATCATTGTTAAC